ATCATACACTATGCTTTCCTCAGACGTATACAGAAAGAGAAAAAACAAATGGAGATCCGTGAAAAGATCATTGAGAAGTCGGGGTATGATGAGGTTATGCACGTTGATGATGATGGCGGCTATTCTAGCGATTACAATTCAATAAAAGAAGCAGTACAAACAAAAATGAATCAATGAAGCTGACACAGGAACTGATTGACCAGATACAAGAAGCAATGCTACATACTAAAAAAGATGGTAGTATTAACTGGAAGGATGATGATGAAGTTGTAGTTCAGTTGGCAGGGACATTTGCTGCTGACAGATTCATTGTTATTAAGAATAAAACAAAAGACCCAGTGGTATCTGCTGAACCACATCCTCATTTTGATTATGAGAAGAAAGTCTTTACCAAAGATGGTAGAGAAGAATACATGAAAGAACAAGCGGAGCAACAACAACAATGAAGATAGCGATAATAACTGACACTCACTTCGGAGGTAGAAGGGGTAGTAAGGTATTTCATGACTTCTTTCAAAAATTTTACGACAATATATTTTTTCCAGAACTAGAAAAGAGAGGTATCAAGTATTGTATCCATATGGGAGATGCTTTTGATAATCGAAAGAATATAGATTACTGGTCACTAGATTGGGCTAAAGAACATGTATATGATAAGTTCAAAAATTTGGGGGTCAAAGTTTGGCAACTTGTAGGTAATCATGATGTCTACTATAAAAATACAAATAGGATTAATTCTATTGATTCACTCCTAGAACATTATGATAATATAGTTCCCATATCTTCTCCAGGCCAATATGAGGTAGGTGACTTCAAGTGCTTTATGTTACCTTGGATATGTGATGACAACTATCAAGAAACATGTGATGCTATAGAAAAATCAGACGCAAAGATTGCCTTTGGTCATCTTGAACTTACTGGATTTGAATTATATCCAGGCATGGTTCAACAAGGCGGTATTGATAAAGGTATCATAGAAAAGTTTGATACAGTATTCTCAGGACACTATCATACCAGAAGTAATGATGGTCAAACATTTTACTTAGGTAATCCCTATGAGATGTATTGGAATGATTGTGGAGACAAAAGAGGATTTAATATCTTAGATACTGAGACAGGTGAGATTGAGTTTGTAGAGAACACATATCATATCTTTGAGAAGATATACTATAACGATACACCTTCTGCTACATTTAAAGCTCATCTATACAAAGACAAGATCATAAAGTTATTTGTCAGGTCTCGTAAGTCTCAGTTAGAATATGATAAGTTTCTGGACAAACTTCTAAAAGCTGGTATAATAGATTTAAAGGTAGTTGAAAATACAGAAATCAATGATCGAGAAGTTGATCTTGATGGGGAAAAAGTTGAAGACACACTGACACTTCTAAATAAGTACATCGAAGACTCTGATTTTGACTTAGAGAAAGAAAGAGTCAAGACACTTCTTAAAGAAGTTTACCTAGAAGCTTGCGAAACTGAGTAATGTACATCTTATCACTTGCTGGTCACGAAGGGGAAGGAGCGTATGCCGTCACTAACGACGATGGACAGAAGGCTCTTTATCTTTTTCAGCAAGAAGATGACGCTACAAGATATGCAGGCCTCTTAGAAGCGGAAGAATCTACGGTATTGACAGTTGTGGAAATAGATGATAACCTAGCTGTTGAGACCTGTAAAAAACACAAATACAAATATGTTATTATCTCATCAGATGATATAGTGATCCCGCCAAAAAATTATGATAGTATTCAAGACGATACGGTGGCGTAACTTTTTATCTACTGGTAATCAGTTTATAATTGTTAGTTTCCAAAAGTCTCCTACAAATTTGATAGTTGGTTCTAATGGTGCAGGGAAATCCACGATATTGGATGCTCTGACCTTTGTTCTATACAACAAACCATTCAGAAAAATTAAAAAGGCACAGTTAATCAATACTGTAAATGAAAAAGAGTGTGAAGTTCAGATAGAATTTGAGATACAAGGCAGAATTTATACCATAGTTAGAGGTATGAAGCCAACTTTATTTGAAATTTATATTGATGGTAAGAAACAAGATCAATTTGCGAACCAGAATGATCAACAGGCATACTTAGAAGACAATATTTTACGACTAAATTATAAATCTTTCACTCAAACTACAATTTTAGGGTCTGCAACCTTTGTTCCTTTCATGCAGCTAGGTAATTCTGACCGTAAAGCCATAGTTGAGGATGTATTGGACATCAAAATTTTCTCTGGAATGGCAAAAATTCTAAGAGAAAAGATTAGTAAGGCCAATACAGAGATCAGAGAACTCACTATCAAGAAAGAAATGATAGAAGAGAAGATTGAAATGCAAAAAAACTTTATTGCTGACCTTGATAGTAGTGGAAAGAAGAGAATTAAGGACACCAGAAAGAAGATTGATGGGTTATTTTCAGATTCCAACTATTTGATGGAAACTAATGATAACTTGTCGAGTGAAATAGAAGAAAAATACAAACCAAAGTTGCAAAACTTATCATCAGCCAAGACTATTCTTCAGAAAAAGAACACAATTAAAGCAAAACTAGAACAAAAGATACAGAATATAACATCCGATCATAAATTTTTTGTTGATAACGTATCATGCCCTACATGTGGACAGGATATAGAGGAAGAGTTTCGCTTAAATAAAATTGAAGACATCGAAGGTAAGGTCAAGGAGATTAATTCCGCCTACACAGACCTTACCAAGTCTATAGACGAGGAAAAAAAGAAAGAACAAAAGTTCCTAGATGTTTCTCATCAGATCACACAACTAACTAATGACATTTCCACTAACAATTTTAAAATTTCTCAGTATCAACGACAAATACGAGAATATGAACAGGAAGTTCAAGACATTACCTTACAAATTGAGAACAGAAATACTGAAAGAGCAACACTTAAGGGTCTGAAAACAGATTTAAAGACAGTAGAAACTGATAAAGCAAACCATACAGAAAATATAGAGTACCTAGACTTTGCAAACTCCATGATGAAAGACTCTGGAGTTAAGGCTAAGATAGTAAAAAGGTATTTGCCCGTCATGAATCAGAAGATCAACAAGTATCTTCAAATGATGGACTTCTATATCAACTTTACTTTGGATGAGCAGTTCAATGAGTGCATAAAGTCTCCAATACATGAGAAATTCAGCTATGAATCATTCTCTGAGGGAGAAAAAATGCGGATTGATCTGGCCATCCTTTTTACTTGGCGAGATATTGCTAAGATGAAGAACTCATCCTCTACAAATATACTAATTCTTGACGAAATATTTGATAGTTCACTTGACAGTAATGGCACTGACGAGTTTACTAAGATCATCAAGTATGTTATTAAGGATGCTTATGTGTTTATGATATCACATAAGGTTGACGAACTCACTGATAGGTTAGATAATTTAATTACCTTTGAAAAAATGAACGGATTCTCAAAAGTCAGATATTCTACATAATAGTATACTACGGATACCGTGTATGTTATTACTAGAGGGATGTCATTCCTTAAAACTTGAGTGTGCCTTAAGAGAACTCGGTTTCATCGATATGGAATGGAGAACTATCGCTCATGCAGGGATATTTTTAGTGCAACCTGTAGGTATGCCAAATGATCCCGAAGGAGATCTATTGGGATTTACAATAACATACGAGAGTAAAGTCATAAAATTACAGAATACGGCAAAGAAAGCATTAGATACAGCTATAAGGTGGTCAGGGGACAGTTGACAAAGTGGCACACAACTGGTTGAAATTGGCACAGGAGAGATTATAATATAAACATAGACAAGAAAACAAATGCTCACAAAGATTAATTACGAAGTCAAAGGTCAACTTGCAAAACTACTCGCAACAGAAGATCTTATCATAGAGAACCGCAAGGTCGATACAGCGATGTTTGATGTAGAACGTAGAGTATTGACCCTTCCAATGTGGGAGAAGGCCTCTGCGTCCGTATACGACCTTCTCGTGGGACATGAGGTTGGACACGCATTATACACACCAGCAGATAACTGGAAGAAAGATCATCCAGATCTACCAATGTCTTATGTCAATATTCTTGAGGATGTAAGAATCGAGAAGTTGATGAAGCGTAAGTATGCTGGTATTGTCAAGACATTTTTCAACGGATACAAAGAACTATCAAGTCAAGATTTCTTTGAGTTGGAAGAGAATG